TCAGGCTTGGCTCGCCTGGGTCCTGGACCGCATCGCCGACCACAAGATCAACCGCATCGACGAACTCCTGCCATGGGCCTACGCTGAACAAGCATCATAAGAAAGGGCGCGTTCGCCGGACGGTTACCAAAAGGGCCGCGTATGTGGTGCGCGACACGGCCGAGCCGTCGCATAGGAGATATCCGGCTGGAGCGGTCGAGCCGCCGTACATCTTGATGACTCCTGCGACTTCGCCGATACCTAAATTGTTCGGTTTCACTTTTTTGACGACGGTTCCGGAGGCATCCAGGATCGGCACGAAGTCGCTGGACGCATCCGTTTGCCCGGCCGTTGCTTCCGGCAGGTTGTCGAAATCGGCCAACGCCAAGTTTATCAAAGTCGGCATGGATCAAACTCCCGTCGCGATGATGAAGTTGAGAAAGATGGTCGGTTGCATGTTGTTGTGAGAGTTGCCGTTGCCGGCGCTGCCTGTCGTCTGGCTTGATGACCCCGCACCTCCACCCTCGGCCGTTGAGTAGCCGCTTCCGCTGCTAGCGTCCCACTGTCTGGTGTAGGAATGGCTGTGCGACGGCATTTCTGAGACTGTGAGTTGATGTGTTTCCGCACCCGTCGTGCCCGCTTCATTGCGCGTCGAAAAGGAACCGTTTTCGCCATTCGGCAAACCGACGTCGTTGGCGCCGCCGACGACACGGCCGCGCATGTCTGGAAGGTTGAACGTCGTTGAGCCGTCGCCGACTCCAAAGGTTGTTCCGATCACGACGAACAGATCCGCATAGGTCGTTCGCGAGATCTCTGAACCGTCGCAAATCAGAAAACCGCTCGGCGCCGTCGCTGTCGGCCACATGCGGACTTCGCCGATGACGATCGCGGTCACGTCCTGCATCAGGTTCGTAACCGAGATCTTGCGTTTCGCGTTGACGCTGGCGTCGTGCATCATCACGAAGTCGTTGTCGCCGTCGATCGCCGTTTCCGTGGTCAGGTCGTCGATGACCGTATCCGAGAGTTTGGCGCCGGTGACGGCGCCGGCGTTGATCTTGGCCGTTGTTACCGAGTTGTCGGCCGGAACGGCGATCGGCTGCGTATAGCCGCCGGTAACCTGGACCTCGGCCGTGCCCAGCGGGATCGCGGCCGTAAAGGTCAGCGTCGTGTCGACGAGGCTATAGGTGTTCCGGTGTTGGCCATGTCCGTCAAAAAGCACATCGATGTTGTCCTCGGCGCCGTAATCGTTGGCGAGGGTCAACAGCGTGGTTGTGCCGCTGGTATAGTCGGTGCTGTCGACGAAGATCTCCGTGGTGCGGTTGCCGGCCGACACGCCGCCGCCGAAGGCCACCCAATTATCCGTCGCGCCCCTCTCGTCGGCGACGAAGTTCGCCATCTCGCGGGCATTGGCGATGACGTAGGTCGCCGAACCGTTGAGCGTGTCAGTGCCGTCACCGTTGACAGTGATGGTGTTGGACCCGCCGTCATCCTTGAGGACGCCGCAGCGGAACGCCTCGCCGACCGTATCGATGTCGGGCAGGTTGACGACGACGGCGCCGCCCGTGGTGTCGACGACGAACAGCGTCCCGTTGTCACTGGCGCCAACAGCAATTGGACTATCGGCGAAGGTCTTGTTCTCGACGGTCGAATACATGTTGGACGCCGCCGCGTTCGCCGCCTGCGTCGCCGAGGTGGCCGCCTGGCCCGCCGAGGAGGCTGCGTTCGCCGCTTCCGTCGCCGCCGTGCCGGCCGAGTTGCCGGCGTTGGTTTCGTGTGTTGCCGCCATCGATGCCGAGTTGGCTGCGTCCGTTGCCGAACTCGCCGCCGCCGAGGCTGACGCCGCTGCCGCTGACACCGAAGCGTCGATCTCCGTTGTCGACGGACCATTGACCAGACCGTCGGCCCCGGCGCTCCATGCGATGAGACCGTTGGCGGCTGGCTCCGGCAGGGTCAGGTCAACGGTAGATGGGGATGTCGCCGGGAATGCGACGGCGCGGCCCACGTCTTCGGCAACCTGTTGCAGCATGGCAATCTGTTTGTCGAGTTCGTCGTTCAAGACGATGGCTCTGAATTCCCCCGACTCCTGAAAATCGCTGGTCCTTTTGATGGGAACATTGCGAAGCAGGGTGACCGTAGAATTCGCTGCCGGCGCCGCCGTGAAGGTTACCGTACCGCCCGCCGAGTCACCGACGCCTTGAACCGTATAGTCGCTCGACAGCACCTTGATGACGGCATCCTCGTAGACCTCGAGATCGCCATCCTCGAATATGGGAAAGGGATAGGTGAATACGGATTGTGCCCCGTCTCCGGCATACTGTATGCGAGGGCTAACGTCGCCTATCTGGATGTGCTCTGCCATTTCCGGCTCCTTGTTCTCATTCGATCCCGGCGTAAAACTGATGACGGCCAATTTCCGCCGAATACATGCGCCCGCGCGCCCAAGGCGGGAACACGCCTTTCGCGTGGTAGTGGGTGGCACCGCCGGTTCGGTCGGTAAGGGCGCCGCGGACTGCCCGCCTGGCTATGCGGATGCAGGATTGATAATTCCGGTCCTTGGCTTCGACTGTCAGGAGTTTAGGGCGATTGGGATCGTCTACGTTCCAGCAACTGAACTGCCAGGGTTTGGTGCAGACAGTAATGACGTCGTTGCCCCACCAGTAACCGGAGGATTTTTCTTGCGACCGCCGCACCCGGTTCATGACGACGCTTGCGACGGCCTCCTTGCCGGCCCCGTGCCTCGCCATAGAGCGTTCGTGCCAGCACCTCGATTTCGTTCATCTGCGCCAGATCGACAGGCTCGGCGATTACATTTTGATCGCTCGTGTCGCAACGGCGTGATCTTGTGTGCAAGCCGCTCATTTCGACCCGCCCCGCCGCGTTGCGCCATCAAGCTTGTCCTCGATGCGGATCAGGTGATCCGTCAAGCGCCTCTCGACTTCTTTCAGGTAGGGGATCGATACGTATGATTTTGCGACTTCCAGCTTGAAAGCGGAGATCTTCTCGCGGAGAAACGAGACGCCCGATTCCCATTCGTGGCGGGCGTCATCCAAGGCCGTTTCGCCGTCGCGCCGTGTCTGCCAACCGAACCAAAGCAGGCCGGCGAGGGCCGGGAGTTCGACGGCTGTAATCCACCAGACCGGATCCAGCATCCAGGTGTCGTTCATTTTATTCTCCTTGTTTCAGTAAAAAGGCGCCCGGCGGGCGCCTCACACATTCGAATCAGGCGGCCGCGCAAGCGATCGCCGGAGGATTGTTGGAACGAGGTTGTCGAAACGGTCGAAACCGGTCAGATATCGAAGCCCGTATCGGCGCGGAAGGTGCTTCCCGTGCCCTGCCAACTGGGCCGGGCACGCAGGTCCGTCGTTGGCGATGGCACCCTCGGCAACCGGACCGGTTCGTTAAGCAGGCATCCGGACACCGCGTCCAATCCGTCATCGCGGCCGCCCGCGTGGGGTCGCCATTCGCGCATTTCCATCGGGAACGGGGTATCCCAAATACGGCGGTGAACATGAAGGCGGCCAGCCGACAAGAGGGCGTCAAAGGCATTCAGGATGCGCTTCGATTTGGTGTGGCGGGAGACTTCTTCGATGACTGAGCAACTCAGGCCTTCGTTCACGATCTCGCGCCGCAGAAGGCCGGGCAGAAACCGCCCCAGACCATTGGTCTCCAAGCGGTCGGCGGGAAGATGGTGTCTTCGAAGGAACATCACGACTTTACGGCATTGCTGCGTCGCTTCGTCGACTTTCTCCACAAGGTCTGGATCGTGGTCCAGGTATTCAATGTCGTGCAGCCAATACGTGCCCTGTTCGTCGGTGTAGACGACCGCTATGACGCTCGCATCTCCCGAACCGGGCGCGCCATAAGCCGGATCCCACCAACAGGAAGCCGATACCAATCTACGGCACCCCCCTAGGGTCAAGCGAGCTTCGTGGTTGCTCTCCGTATAGACGAGGTCTTCGTCATAAGTCCGCAAGAGGTCTGGGTCGAGGCGCCCCTCGACCACGTTGACGGCCTTCAGCATCATTTGGCTGTTGAAACTGTTCGGACCCGATTTCAGCCTGAGAGCGTCTATCACCTCTGGGGAAAACCGTTCCGGCCACTGGCTCTTACCAGCTTCGTCTAGCAATGGGATTTCCAACCGCTCGAAACCGGCGAGGAAAGGCGCGGACTCTTCGACTTCCGTCCTCACGGTGTCGGCATAGATCGAGAAATAAGTGTGAGGTGTGCCGATGAACAATTGAGTGCCTGCCGGTTCCAGTACGAAGTCGATGTCAGATAGGCGCTGACGAAGGTCTTCTCTTTTCCCGGCGGTATCGCAGGTGTTCGGAACTTCAACGTCGTCACAGATGACGATGTCGGCGCGAGATCCCGTGATGTTTGCGCCGATGCCCTTGGCGAGTACGGAAGGGTCTCGCAACTCCCGATCCCGCCTCACCGTAAATCGGTCTGAAGCCCATTGGTCTGGCTGCGACGGTTTGAGCGCCTGGGTCATGGGATGGTGTTCGATGATCCGTTTGACGTTGCGGACCATCCTCGCCGCCAGGGCGTGATCGGCGGAGAGAACGATGATCCGTAGTGCCGGGTCACAATGGAGAAGCCACGCAACGAATATACCGGCCAACGTCGACTTTCCCGAGTTCCGGAACGCCATCAGAAGAAGTTTTCGTTCTCCCAAACGGAATTTCTTTTCGATCCACTCGACGATGCGAAAATGGTGTTTCGGCATCTCCAGGTTTTGGGTGTCGTTCCAAGTCCCGAGAAAAACCCGAAAGGGGCAGTTGGTCATGATACCGAACGTGGCAACGCAATTCGCGCGGGCTCGAGCGGGGGCACCTCAAGTCCTCCTCGTAACGTCATTTGTCGTACCGGGGGCAAGGCGACCAAACCGATTTCGGGCAATAGTAAGATTGTCATCTGTTCGCCTTACTTGAGCAAAGGGGGGCGTTCGAGGAGTCTGGAAAACTGCTGAAAAGCCCACCGTTTTATGGGCCTCGACGCCTCCAGCAGATTTCGCCTCGTTGACAGTTGCAGATCGCGATTGATGTGGTTGATCCTGTCTTCGGCTTCGGCCCGGGTGTTGACGATATCTCGATCCGCTTCGGTTGCCAATCCACCCAGAACGGCGGACCGAGATCCGCCGCCACTGATCCCGGCAGCTCCGAAGCGTGCCCGTTGTTGGGCCAGAACACGGCGAAGTTTCTTGCGCCGTTCGTCGCTTGCGATCTTTTGCTGCCTCCTGATCCTCTCGGTTTCCGCGGCCGCTTGGGCAGTGGCGGCCCGATTGGCAGCTTTGGCCTGCTGGCGGCTCTGAACGAAATCCGCGCCCATTGACAGAGCAGCGATCGCCTCGGCCGGTCCAAATGTGCCCATGGGATAGGTCTCCTTTCGTTGTGGATCGTCAGGGGGCTTCGGGACGGTGGTAATGTCAGCTGTTCACGCCGATCTCTGTAGAAACCGACAGAAGGGTGAAGGGAAACGGCGTATCCTGTTCGATGCGCCAAAGCGACACGGTGCCGTCCCGTTTCCATCCGAGAGCCCGGATGGTGCGGTCGCCAGAAAACGGTTTCGGTGGAGAGTCCAAAACACCGGCGCCAAATCCCTTGAACGGGATGTCGACCACGCCCCGGCCCGTATCCAAGCGAAGAGCGCGGGTGTTTTCGAGGCGGAAGGTGATGGCGACCGGCCGCAACCGACCACTCTGATTGCCGCCGGTTGATGTTTGCACGACCGGAGGCAAAGGTTCGACGATATGCGAGAAAGGTAGCCCGACCTCGATGGTCTTCGCCGGTTGATCAAGCGTGACCTGTCCGGAAGCGACGACTTTCTCCGCAACCGGTGCGCCGTCAGCAACAATCTGTACGGATCGTCCATCGAGATGCGCGAGACCCGACCATACGGTCTTCTCTTGCGGGTCCGACCCGGTTAAGCCTGCGTCCACATTCAAGGTTTCGTCGAACCGTTCGATAAAAACCGCGCCGGACCGTTCGCTGAGCACATAAGTTTCATCGCCGGCAATGGCGACCGCCTGGAACGCTCCATCGGTTTCCTGTCGCGTCCATGCGGTCACCTGCTCCGTTCGGAACATGGTAACGGTGGCTAGATTCCCGTCTTCCATTACGACATGAAAGAGGCGGTTCGGTGTGTCGTAGTCCTGATCCACGGGAACGGCCAGGATGTGTCCGGCAAGTGTCGCCAGTTCTGTCGCCTGGTACGCCTGCTCGACATCCGCGAACAGGAACTCTCGAAGTTCCTTGCCGTTTCTGGCGACAAAGACGGTGGCGCCGTCTACGTCGCGCGGCGGCAGCCACCGGGAAACCGGCGAGCCGATGCGGGTTTGACGGTTGAGCTGTATATTGACCGGTGTCAACGGGTCGCCCGTGGCCATCCACTCGGCGCCCGAGGTGAAGATTTGCAGGTGCCGGCCCGAGAAGACGGCACGAATGGCATTAACCTGGTCCGACAGGATGGCGAATTCGATCGCCTCGTCGTCGAGCCCCTCGCCCAGATCGAAGTTGAAGAGGTCCGCCGATTTCGACAACCATAACCGGTTGGGAAGATCTCGCGAGCCTCCGATGACCAATCGGTCTTGGTGAAAACAGGCGGATGCCGGCCATCCTCGGACTGCAGAAAAGGCTTGTTCCTCCCAATCCTTGGTGGCGGTGACGGACGACAAGGTTTCCTTCACGGTCGCTGTCGCTTGCGTCGACGAGGTCACGGCCGTGATGTTCAATTCCTTGTTCTGAATCCGATACCGCGTTCCGACGCGGGCCGGCACGAAATGATCGTCCGACGTTGTAAGGGTCACCGACCCTGTCGTGCCGCTCGCCGAAAGCGTTACTGCGTCATCGGCAAACTTGTGATGGGGTTGTTGGACGCGGTCGCGGGCCGGGGTGCTTCCTTCGGCGGGCTTCTGTTCGTCGAGGAAGGTCCAATTCGCGACCTGCCAATCGGTCTCTCCCTGGCGAACGATCTTCTTCGGCAGCACATCGGCATGGGTGACGAGAAGCGTATCGGCGCTTTGCACCCAGGAAATCAGCGGTATCTGAGTCTCTGACCAAGGTGCTGCGAAGTCCGCGACCTTGACGCCGTCCCGGTATACGTCGACCCAGGAGTCGGTGAAGACCAGAAGGTAGACCTGTTCCGTGTTGAATTCGAATGGAACCAGGCGCCCTGCCCCGCGCGCCGTATCGATGTAGCGCAGCCCCGGGCGACGCGATAAACCGCCCGTCGGGTGGACGAAGACATTGCGAAGTCTCGCGGCGCCGTTTTGGTAGGCGCGCAAATCACCGCGGCCGAGCAGGCGTGGGGATATCTCGCCGGCCGTGAAACTGGTTTTCTGTATGTTCAAACGGGCCATCAGTTCCGCGCCTCGATCAAGGAAAAGTCCTGCAGGCGACCGGGGTAATCCTGTTGTGAGTCGATGAGTTTGGCGCGCCGGAATTCGTTCTCGGCCAGCCTCAGCAACGTTTCGGCGCGGCTGGTGCTCTCCGTAAGCGGAATGCAGAACTCGGCCGACAGTCGAGCGATCAGGACTTGATCGAAAAAAGGCGGGAACGCCTTTTCGTCGGGCCTGAAGATGTAAGTCAGGATCAAGTCGTCGACGTTGGCGAACAGGTGCCGCTCGGCAATTCGGTATTCGGTTCCCTCTCCCCTTTGCTGTGTGCCGGCCGACAGGGCACGGAGAAAATCGGACGGCAATTGGAAGGCGGAATCGAAATCGGCAACCGGTTCCGCCGTTAACTTCGCGAGGCGTTGTTGCCCTGTGGCGAAACTCCACGGATGGGAGGAAAGAAGCGCGTCGCGAACGGTCGGATAGAGGTTTGCCGCGACTTCCGCTTCCGCCGTCCCCTCATCGAAGGATGCGATCGTCTCCGCGCCCAGTTTCAATAGGGCGCGCGAGCATAGGGCAATGCCGCTGAGAGCCATCACGAATTTCCTTTCAGGTGATCTGGTTTGACGATTCTATTGACGCGTTTGCGGTTTCATCGCCGAGCGGCCGATGGTGTCCGAGGTCGGGGCGCATGTGGCGGCGGTTAAACCGATCCCGCACCGTCATAAAGGCGAGATCCGCCTCGAATTCGAACAGTCCGTCGATCCCGCCTGCTTATCGGCGACCACGTAGCCGCGGGAGTTGTGCCTTTTGGAGCCCCGGGCTTGCGGCGCCCGGGTGTTGGGTGTGGTTACGGGGTCAGGTTGACGATGAACCGGGCCGGAACGTCAGAGGTCAGCCAGACTCCATTCTCCGAGACGTGAAACACATGGCCATTCGCATGCATGCCGGCGGCGTCGATTTTCAGGACGACAGGATCGCCGCGACGGGCACCGACCTTGCGGGCGGTCTCATCGTCCGGGCTCAGATGAACGTGATGGCGTTTGCCCCGCCGCAAACCTTGGGCCCGAATCCCATCCAGGAACTTCTCCACGGTTCCGTGAAAGAGGAGGGCAGGGGGCTCGGCAGGCGGATAATCCAAGTTCAGGGGCAGGCTATGTCCTTGGGCGGCGCGGATGCGTTTGCGGTCGGCGCTGAGGACGAAGCGCCGCTTGTCATTCCCGGCGATCAATCGGCGCAACTCTCCAAATGTCAAAGCGTGGCCGTGACGGTTGAGCGCATCCAATAGGATCATTTACGGCAACCCAGCCGGCATCGTCGAGCCTGATGCCGATATTGTCCGGTCGGTGGCGGAGAACCAGGCTCAGGAAGCGGCTCGTGCGATGGAGGCTGTTTCGCGTCATCGAGTTAGCTGTGGGCGAATGCTGCGGTCAGAATGGTACCCATCCATTCCCAATCGGGTTGATCGGGAAGCTCCCTTCCGGAATTCATGCACCAACCTTCCAGTCCATCCAAGACGCCTGCCGCTCCATCGAGGTAATCCGCAACGGACTGTTCTTCGAATTCCCCCGTGCGGTATCCCCGTGCCAAATACTCGAGGTAATCGGCTAGATCTTCGCGGGTTTTGATCCCGTCGGCGATCTCTTCCATTTTGATTTCATATTCGTTTGGCTCGTAGGTCATTTCGACTACCTCTCTTTGATCACAATTTCCATGCCTCGATTTTTTGTCGTGTATTTATTCTTCCGGCCTGTTGCTGCCGATAATTCCCTCCTTGTAGCCTTTCGGAATTTTATCGGTGCATCTGCCAACCGATGGGCGACCAGCCGTCGATGATCGATCGTAAAGACATTTCCGTCGATTACGGCGACGCGAACGGGCTCTACATCTTCAGGTTTTAATTTACCTGATTTTATCTCGTTTACCATCTGCTCGATGGACCGGCCATCGCGGAAATCGGCTTTGATGTTGTCCTGCATCGTGCGGATGCGGTGCGGATTGACAAACCCTTCCTCCGGCATGTTATCGAAGCCTTTTTGTGTTATCGGGTCCCGCGTTTTAGAGATCCCGGGAAGATTGGCTTCGTCAGCTGACTTTTTGACACCGTCGATGGCGCCCTTTGCGGCCTTCTTGAAACCGCTAAACGACCCGGGAACGGCCATCCCCGCGAGGCCGCCCACCATCTTGGTACCACCCGCCATGGCTTCCACGAAGTCACCTTTGGCGACTCCTTCAGTGGTCTCCCGGCTGCCGTCGACCATGTCCCTGACGTCGGCCCCGGGGGAAAGTGTCTCGAAGGCCTTGGCCAGGGCCTCGACTTGCCGGTAGGCGGGCCCCAGGATGCCCTTTGCCACCTTCCCGGCATCGTTGGTCCGGGCCGGTGGCGGTTTGCGGGAACCTCTAGCGTTTTCGGGATAGGTGCCGCCGTTCGCCCACGGGGCCTCCGGCCTGAAGACCGGCCGGCGGTTCCCTGTATCTGGGATATGTTCTTCCGCGTCCCGCCCAAGCCGGCTCCGGACCTCTTTCTCCAGGCTTCGAGCCCGAGCCGGGTCGTTCTTTTCGATCTGTCTGAGGAGATCGGCGAACTCGCCGACCGCCTTGTCGCCATTCGTTCGGATCGCGTCGGCGGCATAGACGGGAATATCGCCGTTGGTACCGACGGTTCTTAGATGATCGGCCGTGCGCCTGTTGGCCGAAACCGTATCGTCTTTCACCCGGCCCAATTCCGGCGTCCGCCACCAGGGAAGGGATATGTCCCAGGAAGACATCCGGGCCTGAGCAACCGATCGCTTTGCCAGGTCGCGCACCGCCGTTTGTGTTGGCCCCCGGGGATTTATGCGCCCATCGACCTTCAGGGGCGGACCCGCGCCGTCGAAGTCGGAAATCCTGTTCAGCTGTCGTTGCGCCGTCTTGACGGCATCCTCGGTCCGGGCCCCGAACAGGCCGTCCACCCTGACCGGTATGGCGGCGGCGTTAAGCGCGCGTTGCACCGTTTCGACACCGTCGGTGCGGTTGGCGAGCCCCCTTCCAACAGGGCCGCCGAGGGCGATCTTGCCGGAGCCCAGAGCGTGGAGGAGATGGAAAACACTCGTCCGGCCGAGGCGCGCGCCTCCCCTGGGCACAGGAACGGTGGTGAAGATATGCGGCGGCAAAGGCGCTCTCGGCCGTCTCGCCACCAAGCGGCGTGCGCTCTCGGCACCACCACGGTTCGGCGCCGGCGTACCTTGGGTGGAACCCATGGCTGGCTAATCCTTTCTGGTTCGATCTTCTTTTTTGGAAATGGGCCGCCGCGGGGTTTCTCCCGCGGCGGCATTTTCGGGACTGCACGGAGAGGATCGGGGGAGGGGATCAATCCGTGTCCGTGGCCCCGACGGCGGTCATGTCGGCGACGTCGACCGACCCCGCCGTGTTGGCGTTGATGAGAAAGATGCCCGACGCCGGCGTTCCGTCCGTGTCGACATTGGCCAGGATCATATCGCCGACCCGGACCATGTGAGCGGCCGGGTTGAAGTATCCGGCCGTATCGACGTCGGTTCCCGTGTCGGTCGTGGTGTAGTGCCAGAGCGTGAAGCCGTTGGCATAGGCCAGTACGCTCAGATCTTTCGATTGGTAGGCCATCGGTTCCTCCTAGGTTTCGAGGCAGCGCATGGAGACGACTCCGGAAGCATCGATCAACGCGGCGCCCTGGCTCATCATGTGATTGACGAAATGCGCAGCCCGGTCACCGTGCCAGGTGATATCCGACTTGACGTCCTTTCCGATGGCATGGCCGACGGCGGTCTTGTGGTACCAATAACAGAAGCGCACGTTGGAGCCGTCCTTGGTCAGGCCCGAGTGCGGCATCCAAAGGGTGCCGAGCCAACGCTTCGCCTGGGTGCCGCGCCAGGGCAATTCACCGTCGCCCACGTAATCGGCGTTGGCGAACTCCTGGATGTTCAGCAAGTCGGACCACTGTTTCCAACCGATGACCGCATATCGCTCGCCATTGTCGGGAACGTCGGCCTCGCCCAACAATTCGAAGGCGGTCAGGACCTTGGTTTTGGTCAGACCGTCGGTGCCGGCGCCGGCGTAATTGGTGGACGAATCGAGCTGCGTAATGATCAGTTCGTCGGTCTTGCGGCCCAAAGCGTAAGCGCCGGCTCGGGAAACGACGGTTCTTTCGTTGATGTTGGTTTTGATCTCATCCAGGCTGTCCACCCAGTCGCCGGCGTAATAGTCGGCGAGCGAGCACTCCACCGGGGTGTGATCGACGTTCATCACGGGGACCTTGCCATGGCGGGCCTTGGTGCTTGCCGTGCCCTTGCCGACCTTCTGGAAGGTGGTCGAGGAGCCGACGATGTTGTCCTTGCTTCTCACCGTGTTGCGAAGCTTGGAGCCCATCTGCTGGTATTGCAGATGCACGTCCGCCTGGAAGTGCTTGATGAACGACTGGTCGATGTCTGTCGACATGTGCCAATCTCCTTTGCGTGTTGAAAAGCGTTGAGACGCTGTTGGATTGCGCGTTCGACGGTTATGGCCCTGGGCGCAATTGCACCAGGTCGCCGGCGGTTGGCGCCGGTTGAACCGGGCCGCTTCCGGGCCCAAAAGGCGAGATGCCTTGCGGGTTGATCCGAGCGGTTATCCGAAAAATCGATTAAGGGCGTACGCCCAATGAACAGTTGCACCAGACGGTGAAAACCCGTAACCACAGTCTGGGTTGACTGGGATCGTTTTGCGGCCAAACATGGGGGCGCGAGAAAAAATTGGGGCGCCCGAGGAAAAATACTCCATGAAGACCCACGTACTGTTTTCGAGGGGTGATCACCGTTGGTTGGTGCTTGGTCGTGATCCCGAACGGCCGGCCAACGTTGCCGATACCAACCAAGTCGTGATCGTTTTGGGCGATTCGGCGGCCCTCGTGGACCCCGGCGGCATCGAGGTTTTCCCTTCTTTCCTCGCCGCATTGACCGAGTCGGTGTCTGTCGAGAAAGTCGACAACATTCTCGTCACCAGCCCTGATCCGGATGCCGTATCGTCGCTGCCCTTGTGGCGGCAGGTCTGCAAGTCGGCGGTCAAGGTGCAGGCGCCGGCGCTTTGGTCGGATCTCGTCGCCCATCTCGATGCGGATTGCGAGATTTCAACGATCGGTGACGACGGCAACTTCGTTGAATTGGCGTCGGGACTCAGGCTCGATGTCGTACCGTCGCCCTACCTGCACGCACCCGGCGCATTTGGGGTGTATGATCCTGAGGCCAAGGTGTTGTATTCGGGCAGTATCGCGTCGGCACCGAACACGGCTAACGCCACCGGGGAGTTCGTTGTCAACGACTTCGACTCTCATGTCGCCTTTCTAGAGACATATCACGCGCGCTGGTTCGCTTCCGAGCGGGCGCGGGACGCCTGGATCGATAAGGTCTCGGGCATGGATATCGATATTTTGGTCCCGCATCGTGGGCCGGCGATGCAAGGCGATGATGTCGAGAGATTCATCGACTGGTTCTCTTCATTGCCGATCGGCGATGTGCTGCCGGCCGCCTCGGTGGTTCAACCCAGCGCGCCGCCGCAGCCGGAGCCGGATCGCGTATCGGAACCCGCACCTTCAGACGACGGGTTGCTCTCGGAATCGGCGGAAGACGCCTTGGCGGAACTGATGGGGATCGACACGTCGGTGGCGCCGACGGGAAAACCGGAGCCCGGCGGTGAGTTCCGCTTGGTGACCCGTAGCGATTTCGATGGCCTCGTCTGCGCAGTTCTCTTCGAGGAACTGGAAATGATCGACGATATCCTGTTCGTCCACCCCAACGACATGCAGGAAGGTCGCGTTCCCATAACGGACCAGGACATTACGACGAACTTGCCTTACGTGCCGGGATGTCACTTGGCCTTCGATCACCATCTCAGCGAGGTGGCGCGGGTCGGTAAGAAACACGACAACCACATCATCAATCCGGATGCGCCCTCAGCGGCCCGTGTGGTCTATGAGTACTACGGCGCCCGTGTCGGTTTCCCCGATATCTCCGAGGAGATGATGGCGGCCGTCGACCAAGGCGACTCCGCCCAGTATACGATGGATGACGTCCTCGAACCGAAACGCTGGGCGCTTCTCAACTTCATTATGGATTCGCGAACCGGGCTCGGCCGGTTCCGTGGTTTTAGGATCCCGAACTACGAACTGATGATGTCGTTGATCGAGTATTGCCGTGAGTACACGATCGACGAGATTTTGGAACTGCCGGACGTCAAGGAGCGCGTCGATCTCTAGTCATCTGGAACTGAAGTTCAATTCATAATAAGGTTTTCTCTCGAGACGGATCATCGAGGGGGGGTGTCATGACGCCTACCAGGGGCCGGCAAGCGCCGGTCGTTGAATTGAGCGAAGAAGAGCGGAGATTTTTGCAAGGCCAGGTTCGGCGTCACCGTGTTGCGCGTTCAATGTCGGAGCGTTGCCGTATCATTCTAAGATGTGCTGATGGGCTGACGAGCAAGGCGGTTGCGGCGGAGGTTGGGGTTCATGAACACACGGTCG